TTATATATTGTTTAAAAAAAACTGTTCGCTAACGACTTCAATGGGATGCCCCTTTTCGGCGAACGAAATAGCCTTCTTCTGTTTGCCGCTCATGCCGGAAATTCCTACTATAGCGGTGTCTTGCTGGCCAACCACAAGAAAATTTGTAGAGGTTGTGAGGGTTTCAGATACGTAGCCGCCGATATCTACGATTGTCTGCAATGCCAATTCGCGTTGCATAGATGATAACTTACCGGTAAACACGACGTTTTGACCGTAAAAGACAGATTCTGTATCCTCTTTGCCTAGCGTTGGTACGAAGCGTGACATATCGCGTTTTTTATTATCGTATTGCCTTACGGTATTGGACGCTATGTATAAGGTTTCCGATAAGGTGCCGATGCGTATTTTAAAGTTAAGCGCTACGGATGGCAGGCCGGTAATATGATACTGGTCTACAATTTTTTGAAAGATTTGAGCAGCCGCTAAACTATCTGCCTGCGCATCGTGATGGGTTGTAAGCTTAATGTCCAACCGATTACAAAGTAATGGCAACGAATATGCGCCAAAATGTGGCCATGCTTGCTTAGATATACAGTAACTGCATACAAAATCAAAGCTTGGCATGGGCATTCTATGATAATCTAGTGTTTGTCGTAATACATCCACATCAAATGCCGCATTGTGGGCAATTATGGTGGTATCTTGAAAATACGGAGCGATTTCGGGCCACAGGTCGGGGAAAGTAGGTGCGTTGGCAACTTGATCCGGTTCGATTCCGTGAACAGATATGTTGAAAGGATTGAAATCGGGCCAGCACGCTGGTTTGATGTTCCACTTTTTATTTTCAATTACCTTTCCGCAACGAACAGTGGTAATACCAAGTTGGCACGGCGAATAACGTGTTTCGTCGGCGGTTTCGAAGTCGATAGCTATAAAATCCATTGTGCGTAGTTTTGGGTTATCCGAGTTGAAGCCCCCTGGCTTCGGTTTCTGATTTAATTACGTTTAATAGTTCAGGGAATTTTTCTGAAATCTTCCCAGCTTCACCTTTGATGTTTAATGAAAAAGTGAGTATCGGCTCTTTATGAACTGTGGCTTCATATCCTGACGCGGGTTCTCGAAGTACCGGTGCCTGCCTAATGGCGGATAATCCGGGGTCCTCGTCGTAAAGAATGTCCGTGTAACGTTCTATGAAATCCTCTTTCAGTATCTTAGAAGCCCTAACAACTTGCTCAATCGGAAGGCGCTGTTTGTTGAATAGGTTGGCTAAATTCCTAAGTGTCATTCCCATCTCCTTTGCGAACTCTTCTTGCGTGAGTCCGGATCGTTTAACGCTTTCGCGTATAATCTCGCCAATCGGTTCTTTCATATCACAAATAAATGAAATTTTATTTCACTCATAATCAGTTTTGTATGAATAAAATATTCCTTAAATGTGAATTTGATTTGCATATTCAGTGAATGAATTTCATATTTGTGAAATCAAAATTCATATTTAAATAGTGATTATGAAATCCCAAATAAGTACTAAATCTCTGAAAGCACTACGAGCTGTTTTGCCTTCAGGAGCGATCAACACCATTGCGGAGCGGCTTAATTTAAAGCAAAGTGCGGTTAGTAAGGCTCTCAATGGAAAAACCAAAAACGTAAACATGAAAATAGTTGAGGAAGCGCTGAAAGTTGTTGAGGAAGCGCGCGCGCAGGCGGCTGAAATGGAAAACAAAATTGCTGCTTTGGCATGACTGGGAAGCCGTTAAACCAACGTTTGCCAGCGGGGCTTATGGATAAGGGGGTGGAGTTCTTTTACCACCAAGGCGAAATTTGGTGCCTGCATAGTGGCACTCCCCTACCCTTTGACCAAATACCCGACCAAATACTGGCAATAGTTGATGATGACTTGGCGAGGCACCCGGAAGCGATACGGGCGCTGGTAGCGTGGGACCTGACTACGCGTGAGGAAATGCTGCGCCAGTACATACTTTGCCGTTTCGGCGGGTTTGACTCGGAGCCGGATATATCGCCGGATGGGCGCATTGAGCATACGGAATACTTTGACTGCGGCAAGCGTGGTAGCTGCTCGATGGAGGGCAAGCTTTGCCCGGCGATAAAGGTGGCTAATGGCTACCTGACGAAGCGTGAGCTGGATGTGGTGAAGCTGACCGGGCAGGGAAAAGCGAATTGCGAGATAGCTGATGAGTTAAAGATCAGTGAGGAGACGGTAAAGAGCCATGTGCAGAATATACAGCAGAAATGTGGCTTTAGCAGTAAGCTGGAGATATCTGCCTTTGCCATACAGAAAAACCTATTGTAAGTTTTAAAAAACCAATACTATGAAAAGAAGAGAATTTAAACCGGGGGTGATTTTCCGAGAAAAACTAGGCTACTGGTCTGACAAGGGCGACTCTACGATATACGAGCTTGTGGAGCATGGAGTGGGCCACTCAGTGTTTTCAGGGCTGCGGCACATGGAGATACGTGAGGTTTTTGGCCGTAGGCGATTTGTGGGTGTAGTGGCGGAAAAGGATAGGTTTTTGGCGGTGATGTTTGTGATGGGCGAGGCCGTGGTAATAAAAGCGAGATATGAGAATTTGGAGCGCATACCTGCGCTGGAGAAAGCTATGAAGGACGTTAAACAACATTTGAAAATCAAATAGTTATGCTGACAGGACATCTTGACACGAAACAACGGGTACTGATATTGGAATACCCGAAACGGGCGCACCTGCCAAAAAGAGTGGTGCCGGTAATGAGCACGGACCATGCGGTGACGGTGTGGACGGTGCAGGCGCGGAAGTACATTTTTGAGCAACTGAGGGGCTTTGTATTGCAGCGCAGTAAGGCGGTGGTGCTGATGACCGGCGCTAGGCATGCGCGGGCGCAGAATGCGGTGGATAAGCTGCTGTTTATGCTGATGGGGGGCTATGAGAGCACTTTGCCTGCGCTGTGCGCGAAGGTGGTGGCTGATAGTGATCTGATTGAGGAGCTTGCGCCGGGGCCTTTCTCGCGCTTTAGACACCACTACCAGGAGGTGATAATGCCTATTGTGGAGTGGTGTGGCAACTACTTGAAGGATTCGGCACCGGTGCCAACGCATTCGTGATGCTGATATGCCGTATCGGCGGATTGACCGGGGCGGTGATTAGTGCCGCCCCATTATTGGGTAATCTATTTTTCTAATCTATAAAAATCAATAATCATGGCAAAGTTCAATTTGAAGGGCATCGTAAAACGGGTGATGCCGGTGGTAAATTATGGCAGTGGGGAGTCGGCAGGCAGGCGCCAATCGGTAATTCTTTTTGTGCCGGGGTATGTGGATGGGTTTGGCGATAAGAAGGGCCAGGATGAGGAGTGGCAGCTGGACATCTTTAACGATAGGATTGATAAGATGGGCTTAAACACTAACCTGCACGAAAAGCGTGTGGAGGTGGTGGTATATGTGGACAGCAAAAGGTTTCAGAAGCGCGAGACAGGGGAAGATATTTGGTTGATCAGCGCGCGGCTGGGGGACTTGACGCTGCATGAACCGAATGGTAACACGCAACCTGCACAAAGCAATGGTAGTGGTAGCTGGTAAGGAAGTGGTGCATAGTGCACCGCTTTTTGGCACTGGCTCGGCCATACGCACGTATAGCGGGCTATACATTGATGTGTTTGACCCGCAGCCCCACCAAATATGCATTGAGGATATTGCGCATGGGCTGGCGATGCGGTGCCGATTTGGTGGGCATACGAAATCTTTCCACACGGTGGCGGAGCACTGCGTTTTCATTGCTGACATGGTACCCCAACACTTGAAGCTGCAGGCGCTGCTGCACGATGCCAGCGAGGCGTACATTGGTGATATGCCGACGCCGATAAAGCGGGCGATGCCGGACTACCTGAAGGTAGAGGCTACGCTGATGGAGGCTATAGGCCGAAAGTTTGGGTTTGACCCGTACCGGATAGACCCGATGGTGAAGGCGCTGGATAAATCGTCGCTGGAATTTGAATGGGAGCATAAGGTGCTGGATGATACGGTACAGAGCCTAACCATTGACCGCGTGAAAGCGCTGTTTTTGCAGCGGTACCACGAGATTACTAAACATGACTAACTGATTTGCTGATGCTTGAATTTTCTTTTTTTAGGGGACCGATAAAAAACACGAAACCGCTTTGCTCCTATCCGCTGAAACAGGCTATTGATAAGATACGCAAAGATGACTACCGCGAGACGGTGGAGCAGCTGCGTGGGATTGCCGACCCGGTGGCGGCGAAGGTGCTGAAAAACTCGCTGGATTATTTTTGTTTTAGCGGGGTGTTTAAGAAGCGGGCCAACGACGCGCTGGTGAAGCATAGCGGGCTGATTTGTATTGATTTTGACGGGGTGGCCGTGGAAAGGCTCGCGGAGCTGCGCAAGTTGCTGCCGGAGGTGGATTTTGTGGCGGCGGCTTTCATATCGCCCAGTGGGGAGGGCCTGAAGGTGGTTTGCCGGATATCGCCTACTAAGCATGAGGAGAGCTTTGAGGGGTTGAAGGCGTTTTTTGCGGATAATTTTGATATTCCGGCTGATAAGGGGGTGAAGGATGTGGCACGGGCTTGCTTTGTGAGCTGGGACCCGGATGCTTATTACAATGGGAAAGCGAAGGTGTATAATCCGCCGGCACCGGTGGTGGCGGAACCTGCCGAGGGGGCGGATGAGCTCCCTTTTGATGGGGCCGCTGGGGAGGGTGACGAATTGGAAGAGGAGGCACAACGGCGGCATAAGCTGAATCAGGATTTTAAGCGGGCGGAATGGGTAGGCGAGCAAATTGCGCGGGATAAAGTGGACATTACCGACGATTATAATGACTGGCAGGTGATTGCTTTCTCGCTGGCGGTGTTTGGCGAGCGGGCGCGCGATTTGTTCCACCTGGTGAGCGCTCAAAATGGGGCTTATGATGCGAAACTAACGGATGAGAAATGGGCGAACGCACTAGCCACACGGAAGCGGATTAAACACCCGACGCGTTTTTTCTCGATCGCTAAGGATTATGGGCTTAGCATTAAAGCGCCGCGTACGCTGGATGAGGCCCAGCAGCATTCTGATGCGAAAGCGATCATCGGGGATGAGGATTCGACAGATGATTTTTTGAAATATGGCATCTACCTGGATAGACGAACGCAAACGTACTATTCGCTTAACCTGAAGGGCAAAAAAGAGGAAATAACAAATTTCAAAATGCGGATTATCTACCACGTAGCCACAAGCGACGATGTGGCTTTCCGTATTCTCCAAATCAAGAATGTTTTCGGGCTGGATAAGGTGATCCGCGTGAACACGGATGATTTTGTTTCGGCGGGTTCGTTTAAGAAAATCATCGCCCGGCAGGGTAATTTTATCTTTAAAGGTGCTGACCATGACCTGATACGCCTACAGGACATGCTGCAACGGGAGGAAAAGCCTACGGCGCTGGTTGATACGCTGGGCTGGAATCGGCGCGGTGGGTTCTATGCGTTTGCGAATGGGATATACGTGGTTGCCGCTGGAAAGTTTTTGCCAGTTGATGAGTTTGGGATCGTAGAGCATGAGGTGGACGGTAAGCCGCAAAACTACTTTATCCCGGCGATGAGCCGAATGTTTGCGGATAAGGATGATATGTACGCCAATGATAAGAAGTTTAAGCTGATGGAGGGGACGGTTGGATTTTCGGAGTGGGCGGTTTTGTTTGATAGGGTATTTGGCGCCAATGGTCGTGTGGGTATGGTTTTTTATATGGCGGCGCTGTTTAGGGATATCATCTTTGCGCGGAATGGCCAGCGCTTTCCAATGCTTTTTCCTTATGGCAAGCGGGGAAGCGGTAAGGGTACGATGGTGCAGTCGTTGATGCGTTTATTTGGCGAGGGGCAGGATCAGATTATGTTGGGAGGGAAATCGACCGTGGTGAGCTTTATGCGGAAAATGGCCCAGTTTAGCAATGCGCTGGTGTGGCTGGATGAGTATAAGAATAGCCTGCAGGGACCGATTGTGGAATCGATCAAGAATATTTTTGACGGTATTGGCTATGAGCGTGGCAAAAAGGATAATACTTTCCAAACAGAGAGCACGCCTATACGGAGCGCGGCGATTGTGAGCGGGCAGGAAATGCCTACGGTGGAGCCGGCATTGTTTACGCGGGTGATACAGCTGGTCTTTGCGGAGACGAAGTTTAGTGAGGCTGCGCGCGAGCGGTACCGTAAGCTGCGGGAAATGGAGGTGGCGGGGGTATCTCACCTTACAGTGGAATTGATGCGGCATAGGAAGCTGTTTGCCGACCAGTACAAGGATGTGTATGAGCGGGTGCTGCGCGAGCTGAGCAGGGAGATTAATAACGCGGATGTGGATGAGCGGATGCTGGCTAATTATTCAGTGATGATTGCGACGTGTGAGTTGGTGGAGGGCGTGGAGAAATTGCCGTTTAAGTTGTCGGATTTTAAGGAGCAATGTAAGCAGCTACTGCTGGAGCAGTTCCACATATTGCGGGGCTCGGATGATACGTCGAAGTTTTGGCAGATTGTGGAGCAACTGGTGGCGGCTGGGCTGGTGCAGGAAAATAGGCACTTCCAGTTGCGTGATGGGTACATTGATATACGGGTGCAGGATATTTACCAACAGTATACGGAGGCGATGCAGAAACGCCGGGACCCGAATATACTGGATAAGTCTACACTGGATAGCTACCTCATGAGCGATGCGAAAACTTTCGTGAAACGGCACCGGATATTTTTTGGCGGGGCGTATAAGTGGTCGCTGCGGTTTAAGTATGCGGACCTTGGCGTGGACTTGATCCGTGAGGAGGATATGGATAGGCTGAAAGCGCGGTACCGCGAAATGGGATTGCCGGACGATGAGGTGAGCCGGGGGGATGTGAATGATAACGAGGTGGTGGAAGATGCGGAACCGGTGGCGGAAGAGCCTGCGGCGGTGCAGGGTGCTTTGCCTTTTACGAATGTGCCGCCGACTAATGGGGAGGCGGGGTTTTAAATATGGAAAATCTATTGATTGATAAAGCTATATCCCTAGGCGCTGAAATTCATTGCAGTGTGTCGGGTGGCAAGGATGGCCAAGCTATGACGAAAATGCTGGCTACAAACGGGTATCCAATTACCTCGATGATACATTGCGACCTTGGACGCGTAGAGTGGCCACAAAGTATTGATATGTGCCGGAAGCAAGCGAAAGAGTTTACGTTGCCGTTGCATATTTTGAAACGTAAGGACGGGCTGGATCTACTGGCTTATTGGTACCGCCGTTTGTTACTATTGAAGGATACTGGCAAACCGTTTTGGAGTAGTGCAAAAAGCCGCTATTGCACTAGCGATTTGAAGCGTGGACCATCAAACGTTTTCTTTACTACTTGTGGGAACCTTGTTATATCTGCCGAGGGTATACGTGCCCAGGAATCAAAAGCCCGTGCAAAGAAGCAGCCACTTAGCATTAGAGGAAGTAAAACTAGCGAGTTTTACAAAAGAATGACGGTAGCGGAAGCCCTACGGAATTATCGCCCCGACAAGCGGCTAACGATAAACTGGTATCCGGTATTTGATTACTCAATTGACCAGGTGTGGGCCACGTATGGTATGACGTCGGCGGATTTGATGTTTGCTAGGGCATTTTACCAGCAGAATGGCCTCGTGCCTGACTGGTGGCCGTTCCATCCTGCGTATGTTTTCGGAAACGAGCGGGTGAGCTGCATGTTTTGTGTGCTGGCGTGTATTGGTGATCTGCAATGTGGAGCGAAACACAACCCGGAGCTGCTGGGACAAATGATCGAGATGGAAGATGAAGGGAAGGCGACGTTTAAAAGTGGCTGGAGTTTGAGAAATCTATTAACTGAATAATATCATGAGTGAACTTAATAAAATATTGATCGGCGATGCTTTGGCGAGGCTAAAGGAATTGCCCGACGGTATTGCGCACACATGCGTAACGTCGCCGCCATACTATGGCTTACGTGATTATGGAGTGGCCTGCCAAATAGGTATGGAGGCTACGCCGGAAGAGTATATTGATAAGCTGGTGACGGTTTTTCGTGAAGTGCGGCGTGTACTACGTGATGATGGCACGTTGTGGGTGAATATTGGGGATAGTTATGCATCGGCCGCTAAGAAGCGGACAGATGAACAGGCATGCAGAAAATCGGGCTTGATGGGTGGTAAGGGTAACCAAATTGCTTGTAAGAATCAGCCTAAAAAGATGGGGCCGGGCTTGAAGCAAAAGGATCTAATTGGCATACCCTGGATGCTGGCTTTTGCTTTGCGGGCGGATGGGTGGTATCTGCGCCAAGATATTATTTGGAGCAAACCAAATTGCATGCCCGAATCGGTTACCGACCGCTGTACAAAAAGTCATGAATACATATTTATGCTTTCGAAGCAACCGAAGTACTACTATGACCATGAAGCCATCAAAGAGCTGGCTGTGTACGATGTGGATGGTACCGGTACCGCGGCGAGAAAGGCGCGCGTGGCAAACAGCAACAAAAGCGTGCCGGATGAGCTGCGAAACGGTATCAGAGCTGGATTTAAAGATGCGTCTAAATTTAACGGAAAACACAACGACAAACAGCGGGGCCATTCGAGACGGCATGAGGGTTTTAATGCTAGATGGGATCACATGACCAAGCGCGAGCAGGGACCGGGGATGCGGAATAAGCGGTCTGTATGGACGGTATCGCCCGCCCAGTTCCATGAGGCCCATTTTGCGACTTTTCCGGAAAAGCTGATAGTGGATTGCATAAAGGCTGGTAGTCCGCAGGGGGGGGTAGTGATTGATCCATTCGGGGGCGCTGGTACTACCGCCGTTGTGTCTGATAAACTGGGTAGATACTGGATTATCATTGAACTCAATCCGGCGTATGGAGATATTTCTACTAATCGGGTGGCGTCTAGTCAGGGTTTGTTTCAATTTAATAGGGTTGGTTAAATGTCACACGATTCAAGCAAACTGATTGCTTTCAACTACTTCGGGGGAAAACTTACCTGGACTGACTGGCTGTATAAGTACTTTCCGAAGCATGTGCATTTTATCGACGTGTTTGGTGGCTCGATGGCCGTTACGCTGAATAAACCGCTGAGCCGGATTAATACATATAACGACATCAATGGCGATGTAGTGAATTTTTTCCGGGTGCTGCGCGATTATCCGCGTGAGCTGATCACACAGCTTTTGCTTACACCGATATCGCGGCAGGAATATAATGAGTGCTGGGGTGATGTGGACGAACCGGTTGAGCGGGCACGGCGTTTTTACGTGCGTGTACGGCAAAGTATGTTTAGCATGGGTGGCCAACAGAAAAATAAGGGATGGCGGCTATCGAAAGCGAAAACGGATGTATGGGGGGGAGAAGTGGTTTCGCTGTGGTGGAATAGTATACCTAAACTGATTGAGATATCGGATAGGCTGATGAGCTTGCAGATTGAAAATAGGTGTTTTCGTGAGTTGATTCCGTTACTGGATTTTGCCGAAGCTTTCTTTTACCTGGATCCGCCGTACCCAGTGGAGAGCCGGGCCAGCAAAAATGATTACCGGTTTGACTTTACAGATAATGATCACATTGACTTGGCGACGGTGGCACGGGCGGCTACTGGGATGGTGATGATTTCATCTTATGACTGCGGACTGATGCGCGAGCTGTATGGTGATTGGGAAATGGTGGCTTTCCCCTCGAAACGGAATAATATACGTAGTGGCCTGGTGCAGGAATGTATTTGGATGAACTACGAGCATAAGGAACAATTGACACTTTTTAATAACTAAATATCATGAACGAAAATTTATTGAACACAGAAATTGACAAGCTCGACGAATTGTACGAAGGGCTGAAGGACTGTATTTACGGTGAAATGCCAGTGGGAAAAATGAATAAGGCGCTGGGCTTATTGGTTAAAATTCGCGACCAGTCGGCCACGAATATCCAGCGACTGGCGGCAATGGATGTCGGTCCTGTTTATCCTATACTGGAAGAGCTGGAGCGGGCTGAAACAAAGCACCCAGCGTGGCCTAGCGATCCTATTCATGCGGCAGCTGTTGTACAGGAAGAATGCGGGGAAATGGTAAAGGCTGCCGTGCAATATGTATATGAGGGCGGTGAGGAAAAGGCTTTGCTGGCGGAGGCTGTTCAGACGGGTGCAATGGCTATTCGGTTCTTGAAAAATTTTAATGGCCGAAAGACTACGCGATCGGTGACTGACGAATTTGATTGTAGCGCCACATAGCCATGCCTTGCGATTATTCGGAATATCCGGCCAATTGGAACGAAATCCGCCAACGGATTTTGGAACGGGCAAATCATTGCTGCGAGTTTTGCGGGGTAGCCAACTACACCGTAAAGGCTAACGGGACCAAGGTGGTACTGACGATTGCCCACCTCGATCATGATAAGAGCAATGCGGATGTTTTGGATGATCGATTGCGGGCGCTGTGCCAGGCGTGCCACCTGAAGTATGATTTGCCGAGGCATATCGAAAATAGGAAGTATGGCCGTAACTGGCGGCGCGACCAGTTGAAACTTAATTTTTGAACTTAATTTTTATCAAAATGCCAACTTTATCTTACAGCGGTGTATCGAGGATTGAAAAGCAATGTTGTGTATCCTTTAAAAAGGATGACGGGGCGGAGCTGGTGATGTACGGCGAAATCATCAATCACAAAGTGCTGAAGGATTCTATTGGACCGGTTTACCGCCACAAGAGCGATTTTCAAGCTCTTGACGAATCAACGCAAAAGGAGATAATTGAGGCTACGTATAAAGAGTTGCATACACTTATTTATAGCATACATGGAGACTAAGAAGAAAACATACGTGCTCACGGTGAGCAAGGTATTTTTGAAGGGCCACCCGCGGGCTGGCCAGCCTACGAACTTCCGGCAGCTGATACTGGAAGGAAAGAAAATACACACGATACGCGCCGGGGAGTACTGGCGCAAAGTGGCGGAAGAAGTTAACGCTGGGAATGCGGTGCTGAGTGTGCGTGACTGGATTGGAAGGCCATATAATAGTAAGCAAGACGAGTTTTTGCGGCTGGAAAAAATGGGGTGGCAGGAAACTATGGTATTGCCATATGGGGATGTGAGTAAAGATGTGCGCATACGTACGAATGCTATTCATGAGGGGAGTTTTAGCAGCGTAAGCGAAAAATACGTAGCTGCGAACGATGGGCTGGCGGTGGAAGATTTCCGCGCTTGGTTTGGCGGAAGCCTTACAGGCGGTATTATCCACTTCACGGACTTTCGGTATTGAGCTTTTTTTGTATCTTAGCATTGGTTTAGGTTGATAGCCCCAAATCCCTTTGGGGTGGCCCCGATCGGTAACACGGTCGGGGCTTTTTTGTGTGGTGGAGTTTAATTACTAAGTTGTTTTTTAAGAGGGTGGCGAAACTGCGTGGATAGCATGGATAGCGTGGACACACGTTCTATATATATAAAGATTGTATTAATAATCAACATATTATGATGCTATAGCTCGCGAAAACGCTCGCAAACATTATCCATCCGTGTCCACGCGTGTCCATACATTTACATCTTTGATATCCGAAACATTGGGAAGACTAAAAATATTAGTATAATTTTGTGTGTATGGAAGAGCATGGAACGATTAGACGTTTTGATAAATCAGTGCCGCATGAGCTGAAGCTTACGCTGCGCATGGCAAAAGATAACGGATGGTGGATTTACCAGCGGAGTACTAAGAAATGGTTTACACCGCAGGAATTTCAGAATGAGGCTTTCCGGTTGCTCGTTAAAGAGCCAGGTGGCCACATGAATGATTATGATTTTGTGCCGATGAACCCGTGGGACGGACTACGGAGGCGTGTGGACTATCTGCAAAAGGTAATGACGGAAACGATTGAATTTTCGCGCAGACTGGAAGAGCATTATAAGGCCAACGGGATATTTAAATAGTTAAAAACTATCTAATATATTTTTTATATAGTTTTTGATTATAATTAGCTATATTTGAGGGTACTAATTACCCAATACCATGAGCGACATTGTAAGAATAACCGTTAAGCCGCATGTAAGGCGTTATCTTTTGGTCCAATTTGGTCCGCAGCTTTTGATCTCCGATCGTAACTATGCCGCTGGCTTGTTACGATCGATGTTTGAGCCTTTTGCAAAGGATGATCCGGGGCGCATTCGCCCTTGCTTGAAGCATAGCCTGGGGGAAATGTATGATGTATGCATGGGTGAGACGGGTTTGCGGAAGTATGGTGGATATCTTAGCGCTGAGAAATTGAAGCTTTTTAGCGAGGCAATTGATTTGTTGATCAAACAGGAAATGTACCGCTGGTGCCATCACCCGGACGCGCCGGATACGAAGGTTGATTATAACATCCGCCGTTTTCAGGATTTTTACGGCTTCCAGGAGGAACATCTTTCGTTTGATAATTTGAAGCGCTGGTATTACCGCGAGCGCCAGCGGCTGGAGGTGCGAACGGGCGTAGATGAAAATGGGAAGCCGGGGCTGGTGATCCCAATGATGATTGAGGATTTTGATCGGCCAGTGGTGGGTGCATTCGGCAGTAATTTTCCGCCTCAAATGTCGCTTTTCGGGTGATTTTGCCGAAACCGTGGACACTTGTGGACACTAGGTGTTTTGTTATTTACCTAGTTATTAGTGTTTTAGGTTTTTAGGTGTTTTTTGTGTCCACGAGCCGTGGATAATGTAAAGCGCTGATTTTGTTGGGGTTGTATGGTTAATGTCCATCGTATCCATGATATCCAAGGGAAAACAGATATCAGCCTTTCCAAAGGACTATTTTTTTATTTTTAAAATCGGTATTATAAAAGCATCATAATCGCCGACCACTTCGATATTATTATCGGAAATGACTTTTGGTTTATGATTGATAGTTGACCGTTGCATCGGGACAAACTTGTTTTCGTCAAATTCTACGAGCACTATATCAGGATAACTAGGGTTTGCCAATATAACTCCGTCGTCCTTTAATTCCATTGCCAAGATATGAGGTTCATCAACCGGCTGCCATTTTAATTTGTTAACCAGATATTCTTTAGTTATTTTTTCTTTTGATTCCATATCCAAATATACAACTATTTCCCGTCCTTTCCCTTCAACACCGTTTGCTGTCACTTTGCGCTATGGCAAAGATTCATATACTACATGACGGCGACAACATTGGCTCGATTGCTCACGTGATCGAGATCGCCCACCACACTGATTTCTCATCTTTCGCGCCCATTGCTTTCAAAGCCGGCAAAGGCTGGAACCAAGTGGAAATACTTCCGGCCCAAGGCAGCTTGGAGCCTACGCGCGAGGAAACGGACAACGGTATGCGCTACACGTACCAAGGGAGGTTTCGTATACACCACCCGACAGCGGAGCTGGAGGCTACGCTGGCTGCTTACATTGGCCAGCGGTCGGTGCTGCGCATCCGCGACATGAATGGCCGCTACTGGGTGATTGGTTCGCCGGTGTGCCCGGTAACGATCGTAATGGCTGGCGATACGGGTGAGACGTATACCGGTGCTCCGCACTACCAGTATGGCTTTCGGGTGGAGCAACCGCACCCGGCGCTGTAGTGTCCTTTCGCCCGCTAAGGGCATTATTCAGTTTTGCATTCTCATAGTATTGGTTTTCCGGCACTGCCGTGGTGGTGGTGCCGGAATTAAAAGAGTTAAATGAAGCGTCCATTTTTTGAAGTTGTGCAGGCGAAAGCCGGGGAAGCTGGCCGGATAAATATCTACGGGGTGATTGGTCCCTGGTGGGATGAGACGAATGCCAAAGGTTTTATCCGCGCTTTCAATGCGTTGGAAAAGGAGCATGAGCGGATAAATATCCATATCAATGGACCAGGCGGTTCGGTATGGGAGGGTTTGCCGATTTTCAACGCTATCAAAGCGAGCAAGAAGGAAGTGCATACATATAACGACGGTATTGCCTTCAGTATGGCTGCAATGATCTTGCTGGCGGCTAAGCCGGGCCGGGTACACGCGGCCAAAGGTTCGTTGATGATGATTCACAACGTTAGCACGTGGTCATACGGGAACGCGCGGAAGCTCCGTAAGGATGCTGACACTATGGATAAGTATGACGATGTGCTGGGTGGTTTGATCGCAGACCGGACGGGCAAAGCCCTCGACGTGGTGCAGGCCGAATACATGGACTACGACGATCATTACTTTACGCCGGATGAAGCGAAAGCGGAGGGCTTTATCGATGTGGTGGAAGATTACGACGCTGAGGATATGCCGGAAAATGTGAAGGAAATGAGCCCTGAGCAGGTGGCAGCTTGGTATGATGAGCGGATGGAAGAGCCATCGCAGTCTTTTATGGCTAAAGTGATGGATCAAGTTGGCGCGATGATCGGTTTGAATAAGGATCAAAACCCGAAAAATATGTTTGGTAATAAATTTTCGAAACTCACAGCCCTGGCAAAAGTTGCTGCGGGTGATGTGACGGCGGAGCAAGTGGATGCCGTAAACACCGAAATCGCAGAGGCTGGGATTGAGGGTGTAACGCTTGCATTGGATAGTGAGCTGGCTACTGCTGAGCAAAACGCTACTGACTTGGTCGAGGCAAAGAAAAAGGTAACGGATTTGGAAGCTCGGGCGACTAAAGACAATGCAACCATTGAGGCGCTAAAGGCGGAAGTGGCAGAGCTGAAGGGTAAGCCAGCAGCTGAAACAACCACTACCAAAACGGATAAGGATGACGTGATCCCGACCGGTGAAAAAGAGGAAGAGGTGGACAATTTCCGCACTTCGGTGGATGAGGAGTATGAACAAATTTGGGGTAAGTAAGCCCTGATTGTGATTTGCTAAATTTTTAGAACTGGATAAGATGAAAAATTTTTCGAAAGGATTGGGGTTGGCGGTCGGCTTGTTGCTGACGGCTCTTTTATCGCTCTTTGTGGCGAATGCGGTGGGTAAACCTGCTTTGCTGGGGGTGCTTTTTGCTGTGTTTTTAATTGGGGGGCTGGTGCCTCGAGGGAACGCGGGTGTGCTCCGTGCAGAGGCATCGCCGGATATTTCGGCGCTGGCTGCATATGCAGGTAAATACGCGAAGGGATTGTATAGGCGTTTTGTAACTGGCATACAGGTATTCAACGATATCACACCCATGTTTAACGTTAAAAACAAGGTGAACCTGCATAAGCTAACCGTTAGTGGTGGCCCGATGCCGTACTCAGGTATTGAGGAGTCGAACCCTAACGACATCAAATTGAGCGGGCAGGTGCTGGAGGTTGATGATTGGCAGCGGGATATTACGATTGAACCGAAAAAATACCGTACGATCTATCTCGCGGAAGATCGTGGCCCTGGTGAAGGCGCTACTAACACTCGGATTCCGTACGCACAATTTACACTGGAAACGGTGGCTGATGAGAATGCCTCAGCAATCAATAACCAAACCGTTTGGAATGGTGTAGGTCGCGCGGCATTCAGCGCGTTTAATCCGGCTTCTACTTACGACGTAGGCGATTTGGTTCGCTTCAATACGGGTAAGAAAGATCACTATTTCCGTGCGTTGGACGAAACGACAGCGGGGCAGTCGCCCGCTACCCACCCAGCAAAATGGCTCAACGTGGATGTGCTGGCTATCTGTGAGGGTTTGGGGACTAAAATCCGCACGCTGCGTACAGCTGATGCATTGGGTAAAGTGGTTACAACGGGATCGTTGGCCACTGATGCGTATTCAAAGTTCAAAGCTGTGTACCGGGGCGTTCCCGAAGTAGTGCGCGCAAACAGGAAATGCTTTATGTATAGCTCTTTGTCTTCTTTTGAGGCGTTGCTTGATGATTTCGAGGGCGATATCTCGAAGTATACCGATAAGGATTTGAAGTTGGTCACATTGCCTACGTCCAATGGCAATTGCATCCTTAAGCCGGTAACGTGGATGAGTGGGAGCCAGCAGCTGGTTTGTACGCCGAAGGAAAATCTGATTGCTGCGACCGACTTGCTGGGCGATTACGAAAAATGGCGGCCTATCGAAAAGATGTACACGATCGACTTCGGTTTGACTGGTGTGCTGGGTTTCGGTGTGCAGGACCCGGAAGTGATTTCGACCAACGACATGAGTTAATAAACGTTGCCCGGCTTCGGCCGGGTAACTTTTCGATACTTTTTTACTGATAAAAAGATGCAAAAGTTTAAAACAATTGAAGAGGCGCAAGAAGCCTACGACAGATTGCAGGGTGTTCATACCGAATTGAAGGGAAAATACGACGCACAGGCTAAAGATTTTTCTACGGCTAAGGGTGTGGTAGAGGAGCTTACTGCGAAGCTGGAAGATGCTTCGACGGGCAAACCAGCGCAAGTCATAGCCGCCGTTGGGAAACAAAAGTACGTGGTCAATTTCGGCGTGAACGGAAAAACCAAACAGCAAGTAGCGGAAGATGGGAAGCTGCTGCAATCATTGGTGAAGGCTGAAAGCGGTGCGCTGACGGCGATTAAATAATGGTTGAACGATTTTAAAACCGTAAAACATGGATTATAATAGTATAATGGATATCGCGCTTGGCTTTCAAGATGGCTTGGAAAACGCCAGCGGTATTCAGGAAAAGGCTTACTTTATCCCCAGCTCTTATATAGAGACATGGGGGAAGCCAGCTGCGGACGGCACGACCGCGGAAAGCTTGGTGACGATCGAAAATGATCACATTTTAAAGGAGGGTAAGGCTCCCATTGCATTGGATGTGCTGACTGACAAGTCGGGCGTGAACGGTTCGATGGACGGTGAGATTTTGAGCAGTGTTTTCCAAGCTACGCTGGAAACCTTTATGCCACAATTGTCGGCAAAGAATCTTGGTAGCGCAGGTGCAATTAAGAATTACCGCGGAATCGTGTTGTTTAAACGCACCTTTGGCGGTGATTGGTTGCAAATTGGCTCGGAGGAGATTTTGGCACGTCCCATTCCTGGGGGCACGTTCGGTACCGGTGTAGGTCCTACTGGCGAGCCTGGTATTCGAATCAATTTCCAAGGCTTCAGCCATATGCCACTTTTCGTTTACAAAGGGGAATTTCCAGCCCCTGCACCCGGAGGATAGACTATGGCAGTGAAATTCTCTTTGCCAGCTGATCTTGCTGGCAGCTACGAAGTGGTAAATACCACATCGCCGATTTTGGAAAGCCGGATCGGTCGGATTGATTTTCGCAGGCTCACAAAAGAAAAGGCAGAGGCGTTGATCAAAGCGGGTACTAGGTACTTGCGTAAGATTGAAAAGAAACCTTCCACGGCGAAGGATAAGGAATAGGTGTGTGCTTTTTTTGGTTAGTTTGGAGCCACCGCTGGGAAGCGGTGGTTTTTTTGTTTAAATATGATACCACTTCAATCTAAAGTTCTCTACGTGGGAGAATAATTCTCGAAGATTGTCATTTATATCGTCAGGCTCATTAGGGGTTGCAAAAATTTGAGCATCAAGCCCTGATACAACTTCTTTAATAGTTTGCTCGGAATGTCCACTTTCGGCTGAAAATTCGAAGTAGGATTCCCTAATAGATTTTAGCTGCTCGATATTTTTACCAGCCGTTACGGCAAATGAATAGAACTTTACTAATGGGTTTTTTTTTCCAAATGACGACTTCAGTCTTTCACTTATATCGACTATTTCAATGTAAAAATTATCAAACCTTTTATAGTTTTTAATTACATAATTTAATGTGTTTTTTTGCCCATTATTTTTTTCGTCTATAGCTTTCTGGAAAAATGATTCTAACTCAACTAAATGGTAATTATTGAAAGGCCCCCTAATAAATGCTATATATTCAATAACAGAACCGGCTTTTGCCTTTGCGTCTATTACTAGGTCATACTTTTTTTGTTGTTTCCACGCAAAAAGAGCGATAGCAGCAATTACCATCGTGAGAAAAGATGCAATTGTGGTAATTAATTGCAATAATAATTCACTAGATGAAGAGTCAAAGTAAAAGTTAAACATAGATTTATAATTAATAGCTTAAGCAAATATACAAGTTTAACATCTACCAAGTGTCCTTTCCCCCACACTTTCCCTTTAGGATTTTTGAGTCATGCAGGAAATACGCGCATGGCTCGAAAATCAAGATTATCCCACTGGTGTCGCACTTTATGAAAAGTTCGGCACCAGTGACTTTCTAAAGCAACTTTTCGCAGGTGGATCCAGCCAGTATACCCGAACGAAGCTTTGGGAAGAGCTGGCTAGCTTGGTGCCTGAAGATGCTACCCATCCTGATCTGCCACCAGCGGAAGCCACTACCTCAGAAATGGATCACGAGAAAGTGATCACCAGCCCGATCTACCTGAAGCTTTGCCGCGATCGTGACCAGGTGTTTAGGCAGATCGACCGAAATATGTATTTGCTAGACACGTGCCGGTCCGACGATACGCGCTACAAAGCCGCCAAACAAATACTTCGCCTGCAGCGACGCAAGCAGGAATTTTTCGCGGAGCTGGATTACATGGAAGAGCATGGCGCTCCCATGCCTGTAGCCCCGCCTAAAGAGCATAAGACACCGGAAATGCAGCGGTTGTACGTGCAAATCTGCAAAGCCGAAAAAAGGCTGCTACAGCCTAATTTAAGGAACCGCGAAAAAACGACGCATTTGCTGGCACGCAAGCGTGCTAGGCTCGAAGAGCTGCGTAGAGAAAGGAGTGGTCTATGAGTTTGATACGGGCAAAGGACGTTGATATTGATGGTCCATTGGGCCGCATCTATAAAGCGCATTTGTCGAATAAGGTTGACCAGCTTCGGGCAACAGACAAAGCACTACTTACCCGCATGAGGCGGGTAGACACGTTGGTACGCGAAAAGAAGCTGCACGAAGAAAAGCGATATAATTCGGGGGGGGAATCTTACGTGTTTTCATTCAAGCGTCCCTATAAAAAGCGCGAGATTGTTGAATGGCTTCAATCGGAGTTCGGGATTTCTATCCGCCAGGCATATTTGGATGTCGAGATGGCCCAGCGCTTCTTTCACAGTTTCGAAACGTCGCAGGATCGTGAGATTGCTCGTGGCATGGCCATTGAGACCGGCGAGGAAATGATGGCCCGTGCGGAAGCTGCTGGCGACTTCCGCGCAGCTGCAGCTATTTTCAAAGAGCTCAATCAAATCAAGCAGCTGCGAACCTTCCAAATGGATTTGCTTGATCCGAGCGAGTACATTCCGACGGACCCCATACTGGTCGATGATCCGTCTAAGCTTGGCTTTCCCGCACTGGATGAGCCGGTGGAGGACATCAAGGCCCGACTGATGAAAAAGCTCAAAAAGGGATTCATTGAGACACTCGTAGAAGATGCTGAAACGGTTGATGATGAAAATGTGGAAGAGGAGGAAGTCTAATGGCCGAAATCTATCTTAACGATCCGCAGAAACGGTCATGGTACACCCAGTGCAAGGAAGAGTACGGCGTGTGGGGGCGCGGTACCGGAAAAACGCAAGGTCCCATTGCTGACCGTACCATACGGTTCGCCAATGCGATGCCCAGGGGGGCTACCGGTATTGTGGGCACGACGTACATGCAGTTGCTGGACCGTACATTGCCACCATTACTGAAGGCGTGGGAAGATCGTGGATACCATGAAGGCATACATTTTTGGGTGCGCACACGGCCACAAGATAGGTTGCTCATCCCGAAGCCGTTGTACAAAGTTCTACACCCGGAATACTCTATATTTTGGTGGAATGGCCACGTTTTTCATTTGATAAGCCAGGATAAGCCGGGACTCGCCAATGGTAAGACGCTCGATGCTATTGTATGCGACGAAGCTCGCTTTTTAAACCACGAGCGATACGTAGACGATATCGCGCCGATCAACCGGGGTAACCTCGACCACTTTAGCCATCTACCCTTCCACCACGCCGTGACCATGTTTACAGACATGCCGCGCGATCCGCGTGGGCGCTGGATACTGGATAAGGTGGAGCAGATGGATACGCGTGGCATCGCGGAGATCGCGATGCTCCAATATGAGCAAAACAAACTGTTACAAAAGCGCCTGCAAAAGAATCTAAGAAAGGGACAAATTAAGTATTTAAACCGCAGGATATCGGAGTATAACCGGGCATTGCATGCGGCACGGTCGGAGTACCCGGTTTATTATTCCGAGGCCAGCAGCTTAGAAAACCTAGCCATCCTGGGCGAAGAGCAGATACTGCAATGGCGGCGGGAAATGATTACCCCGGTTTTCAAAGCAGCTATCCTTAACGAAAAGATATTTTTGATTGATGATGGTTTTTACCACCTGCTGGATACCGATCACCATTGCTATAACGAGTACGACTACAGTTACATCGAGGGTCTGGGGCTACACTTACCACCGGATGCGCTATCTGATTGCCGGAAGGATGCTGATCTGATTAAAGGCAAAGCCATTGATGTGTCATTCGACTACAATAGCAAGATCAAATCATTGGTATGTGGGCAGGATACCAATCGCGCATACCGCGTATTGAAGTCGATGTTTGTTACCCGCGAGCAAGGTAAGATACTGACGGATTTGGTGGATGAGTTTTGCGAGTACTACAAACCGCACGATTGTCACGATGTTAATTACTTCTATGATCACACCGCAAAGGTAACGGACGCTACGCGTCTCAAAACATTATCTGAGATCGTGATGGATCAGTTCCAAGCGAATGGCTGGCATGTGCGTGGTATCGACATTGGCCAGCAGCCAATGCACGAAACGCGTTACCGGATGTGGGAGGAAGTGCTGAAGGAAAAAGATCATCGTTTCCAATCGGTACGCTTCAACCGGCAAAACAATGATAACCTAATCACGGCCATGCAGGCATGCGGTACCAGACAGGGGCGCAATGGCGTGGAGAAAGATAAGCGCCCCGAACAAAACAGCAAGGTAAAGCCCGAAGATGCACCGCACCTAACCGACGCGCTTGACACCCTCTACATTGGCAAGTTCCAATTTGATTATGGCTATGACCTACCAGTTACCGATCTGCTGATAGCTTAGGAACGCGAAGAGCGGGGAGCGCCCCACCCCCACCCCCCTATTCATATATCGTCAAAAGTGCACGGAAAGCTTTCCCTTTCGGATAGGGCGTGGCGGGGTCAACTGTGTGTCACTGCGCTAAAAATTTTCAGTTTTCACGGGTAAGGTTTTGGCCATGAAACTTTTGCCTCAAAAAATCGTGCACAAATGTGCGTCGCTGGACTTTCCCTGTTTCGTGTCCTTTCGTCCGTGCGCGCGAGGGGGGACTTTTGGGGCATGGAGATCATTAAGGTGAAAGATATGCTCAATACGATGGCCATGCGTGGCGCGGATGGTGAGCTGATTCCTTTCTCGATCACGTTCGTGACCTGCGACGAAAAGCTGGGGACTGGTGGTAAGAAAATTACGCTCGATCGCGCAGTACTGCTTGGCGGTCCCAGTTCGAAAAACAAGCGCGGTAGTCGTGATCCGCAGCACTACGGAAATTATACCAGGAACATCCGGCATGCAGACAGCGACCGGATTATAAAGATTCACGCGTTGCTGGTAACGCGATTCAACGGAATGAGGGTAGCACAATAATGGCAAAAAACAACGGGGTTGAGTTTGTAACGGATGATTTGGCGCTGATAGCTGGCGGGGAGATACTGGTGGAAATGGGTACGCCGGTCAATCTCGATCCGTTGAAAAAGCAACCGGTGAGCCCGAAGAAAAAACAGCAATCGAGCGAAGAGATAGCGCGTTGGGGAGAGGATAACGATTTCCCGCAGTTGATTATCGAAGCGAATGAGCGTAGCACGGAACTACCTTCATTGCTGGACTGGATGGCGCGGGCACTTCAGGGACGCGAGGTACTTCCGTTCATCAAGAAGTGGAATCCGGAAACGCGCAAGCTGGAGTATGAGTACGTGGAAGATGAGGAGATCACCAACTTTTTAAGCGATATCGCATTTAAGCGCTATATGCGCGAGGCCCCCACAGATTTCTTTTGGTTTTGGAACGTTTTCCCGGAGCTGATTAAAGCGAAAGGCGGCGATAAGATTGCTTACCTGGGCACGCAGGATGCGAGCTTTTGCCGGTGGGGGAAGCAAAACAACAAGGGGATCGTAGATAAGTGCTACATCAATGCGAACTGGCCGGATGCGAGGCCGGATGATAAGGAAACGGTAAAACTGCCGGTTATTGATCCCTACAGTAATGAGCGTATTGATTTGGTTAGGAAGAGCCAGGCGACTACGTTTATTTACCCAGTGTCGTATCCATCGCCGGGCAAGGTGTATTATCAGCTGGCAAAGTGGAACGGCTATTTGGTGAGCGGATGGGAGAGCGTGGCCCGTAAAATTCCTAAATCAAAAGAAAACCAAATGAAGCGCGTGTTTTCAGCGCTGTACAAACTATCAATCCCGATTGCTTATTGGCCAGCTACTTACAAGGATTGGGATAAACTATCACCTCAGGAGCAAAAGGAGAAAAAGCAAGAAAAGCTGGCGCACATTAACAAGACGTTGACGGGTGAGGAAAATGCCGGTAAAACAATCTTGACGGAATTTGGGAAGGATCGGGCGGGCAATGATTTGCCGGAATGGAAGATTGAGAAAATTGAGCGGCATGAGTTATCAGGGGAACACTTGGAAGATAGCCGCGAGGCCAGTGAGCATCTGATGCGCGCGCTGGGGGTTGACCCGACGTTGGTGGGCGATGGTCCCGGTAAGAAGATGGGCGGCGGTAGTGGCTCTGATAAGCGTGTGGCTTTCAATATCTACGTCGCTTTACAGCAACCATACCGTGATGTGATACTGGAGCCGCTGGATTTCATTGCGGAGTATAACGGCTGGAAGGCAAAACACCCCGGGCTGTGCTTTCGGATGGTGGAGATTGAGCTGGAAACGCTGGATAAATCTCATAAGACGGCTAAAGAAACAACTAACTGATATGAACACAACTAAATGGGATGTCGCTACTGAGCTGGACAAGCTCAAGATGATGGATCAGCGCCGGTCAGGGTCGACCGTGCTGCTTTTTTTATCCGACGCGGCGCAAGTTGAAGAGCTGGGGCGGATAATTGCCCAAGCGGGGAACTTAGCGAATGTAAAAGTGGTGCACATCGCGGAGTTGAATGGCCGCAAGCCCACGCACATAGCTGTAGATGAAGTTGACCACTTATCTTTTGAAGTGGATTCATCTTTGGCGTCTGTGTTAGACAAGATGTGCGAACGCTCCCCCGAAGATTTTCGGAGAGAATATTTAGGCGAGTTCCTTCCTGGCGGTGAACCTATCGCAGATCGACTGAAGGATGTTCCGATGGCTAAAAGTGAGTTTGTCGTGGCTTCGGAAAGTCGCGGCAAATGGAAGGGGCGCCGGGCGATTGAAAGGGGGTGGCGGCGATGATTTGGGTAACGACGGATGAGCAGCTGAAGGCGGCCGTTAGCGCGGTTACTGTTGATTTGAGTATCGATAGTTTGGGCTCGTTTCTGCTGGAGGTGGAGAGCGATTTTATACTGCTGATCGGGAAGTTGGCAAAGGATGAGCTGGTGGCGCTCCCTGATCATATTGCTACGGTGTATATACGGGCGGCGGCGGTAAACTTGGCGCTGGCGGCGTATGCTAGTAGCGGGGCGATGCTGATATCTGATGCGGGGATGCATGTGACGAAGAGCGACCGTAACCTCCCCGCGAGTGATAAGAAGATCGTGGCGTTTAAAAGGGATCGGCACAAGGTGGGCTGGGGCTATTTTGAAAAGTGCGTGGCACAAATGGAAGCTGATGCGGTGGCTTTCCCGGGATGGAAGGCGAGCGAAGAGCGGGCGCGGTACATGGCGCTTTTCGTGGATTACTCGTTTGAGTTCGCGCTGTATAGCAAGGTGAATGTTTCGCCTGATCTGTATCAGCGGCTGCGGCCGGAAATCCGCAAAACGGAGATTGATGTGCTGGCGCCGGTACTGGGTAGTGCGGTGTGGACGGAATTAAAGTCGCGCAAGAATGGCGACGGCGGTGACTTGGATGGCAAGTGGCAGGAACTGTTGGAGCAGGTGCTGCGGGCGCTGGGGCCGCTGGCGCTGGCGGATGCGCTTCCTTACCAAATGGTGGAAGTGGGCAAAGATGGTGTTTTCCAGCTGAGCGAGGCGGCGCTGAGTAGCACCAGCGATAACATCGAGGCGCGTAGCGTGGTGCAGCCCCGGGTGATGGCGGGGCTGTTGACGCGGCTAGTCTCGGAAGGCGAGGCGGAACTGGAACGGCTGCGCAAGTTCCTTAACGCGAACCGGGCGACGTTTGAGGGTGCGCCGGATCATGAGGTAGCGCCGATGGCAAAGATTAACGAGGGGTTGGATGATTCTAATGTGTACTTTTTATGAGACCGGATATTTTTTGGGATCATCTACGACTAAACCTATTCAATGGCCGGATACTGCAAGCCCAAAAAGTTGGGATTGATCGTATAATAGACCGCTATTATGTGGAGCGGTTACCCAGCGGCGGTTTTTCGCAATTGGCGTACTTGCTGGCAACTTCATATCACGAGACGAATAAGGCGATGCAGCCGAATTATGAAAACCTGAACTATACGAGTGCGATGCGGATTAGGGAGGTGTGGCCGAGCCGTTTCCCGACGCTGGCTAGCGCGGCGCCGTACGTGCGCAACCCGCGCGGACTTGCAAACTTTGTGTATAACGGAAGGCTCGGAAATCGACCGGGCACGGATGACGGGTGGAACTACCGTGGCCGTGGTGATGTGCATATCACGGGGCGCAACAACTACGTGTTTGCAAGTGAAAAAACGGGTGTGGACTTACTGGCTGATCCTGATTTGGCGTTGGATGAGTTGGTATCGAGCAAAATTTTGGTTGTGGGTTGCTTGGAAGGATGGTTTACACGGGGCATGCACCGTCTATCGGATTATGTGGCGGGTGGCTTACGGGACTTCGTGAATGCGAGGCAGGTAGTGAATGGACTTGACCAAGCGCGTTTGATAGCGGCGATTGCTGATGTTTTTGAAAGTGCGGCCTTGCGAACGGTTGCGTGATATCATGCTTATGGATGAAAAGAAAGTGAATTGGTTGGTAAAGAATTTTTCGGAGCTGGTTGGGCTCTTTGATACGAAAACGCGGGCTTCGATAATGGTGCTGTTGTTTGCGCTTATTGGCTTTTTGGGTTACGATCTGAGGCGGGTGTATAACGTGCGGGCGGTGGATAGTGAGGCGCGGTTGAAGCGATCAGAGGATTTTATATACAACCAGGTGCTGCGGCGGCTGGAGCCCGAAATATCGCAGATGCGTGAGAATACGGATAGTGCGCGGGCGAAGGTGGACACGATGGCGCAGAAAACGGCCCCGTTGCTGGAAAAGCTTTCGGAAGCGGTTGAGGATTTAAATAAGAAAAGGAGGTAGCAATATGAAACGGCTATTATTTGTTGCAGTAGTGCTGCTGTTATTGGGTAGTACTTCAAACCGGGTGCGCGAGCGGCGTACGATCGGTGTTGCGGCGCGTGAGCTGGGAATCAGTGTGGACTCGTTGGAGCGGAAGGTGATGGAACTTGAGGCGCTTACGAGCCAGCTTGCGGAGGTGGAATGAGGTGGCGCGGGGCAAAGATGCCGGTGGCATGGCACGTGTGGGAATGGGTATTGATTTTCGCGATATCGGGTTGCGGGGTATTTAGGGATTCGACGCGCGATAGGCGGCTGGATAAGGTGGATGCTTCGGTGTTGCTTGATGTGGCGCGGGTGGATACGAGCAAACGGCTAGTGCTGGAGCGATGGAATGTGCAGCAACGGATGCCTGGGCAATCGTATTCGTTTGGTGGCAATTTCGTAGACGGCTGGCTACGGGTGGTCAATCCGTTGTTTGAGCTGCAGATGGGGCTGGATAGCTTGGGTAATGTGCTGAGCGGTGCGCTTGTATTACCGCCTTCGGATGTGTCGGGATCGGGCGAACGGCTGACGCTGGAGCAAGCGGGGAAATCGGAACGGGATAACTCGCAGTTGGAAGTTAACGAAAAGCACAAGGCGGATGAGCGCACGGGTACGGCATCGTGGAAAGGGGTTTGGGTGTGGCTGGGGGGCATTGCGCTGGTGCTGGTGTTTTTATATGTGCTGGTGCGATATTATTTGAGGCGATGAACACGATACATATTGAACGTAGGGGTAAGCGGAGGTATTACCGTGCGCCATCGGAATGGAATGAGCTGACGCGGCGGCAGATTTTTGCCTGGTGCGGCATTGTGCGGCAAGCGATATCGGTAGAGGATGCGCTGGCGGCTGCGGTGCTGCTGTTTTATAAAATTCCGCTGGATCTGCTTAGCTGGCTTTCCCCGGGCCAGCGGTTTAAGCTGGCGGAAAGCTTGGGTTTTCTTGATGGTGAGAATAGGCTGACCACGAATGTGATCGGCCGCGTGCGGTTATTGGGCCGGGCGTACCACGGTCCGGTGGGCAGGCTGGCCAACGTGAGCATTGGGGAGTTTAGGCGCACGGAGATTTATTACCAGCACTGGCTGCGTTCGCGGGACCCGCAATTATTGCGGTTGCTGGCGGCGACGCTTTTCCGGCCGAAAGGTAAAGGTGGAGCGGATGATGTGCGCGAGCGGATGGTGGAGCGGCGTATTAACCGCAGGGCGCGGCTTTTCCGGCTGTTGCATCCGAACTGGTTGCATGCGATTCTGCTTTATTACGAGGGTTGCCGGGCTGCGGTACGGAAGCTTTATCCAAGGGTATTCGTGAAGGCAACCGGCGGGGACCAAACGGACGGTAGGCCACAACCGTGGAAGCTGGTGGATTTGGATACGCATATTTTGGCTTTTAGCGGTGATAAGCTGGGGACGTATGCGGAGACGAATGAGGTGAATATGCACGTATTTTTTAAACATATGACGCAACGGCTGGAGGAGTACGATGCGCGCCAGCGGAAAGGGGGAACGGTATGACGATAGCTGATTTTTTTGATTTCCTGGAAGCGAAGGCGGTGCAGCACGCGGATATACCGCACGACCCAGCCAATAAGAAGGTGGCATTTTACGGGTTGGATGATCCGTATGATTTGGAAGAGTTTGACCAGGCGCTGCGGAACTTTGCGGCTTTCCCGGCGATGCTGGCGGAGCTGAACGAGGGTGAGCTGGATGACAACGATTCGGCGAACTACACGGACACGATGATGGGCGGCTTTATGATCGTGGATAAGCGGCGCGGTAAGGAACCGACGCGGGACGTGCGCCACCGGTGCCGGGAAATAGGCAAGGCCATCATTACGCAGATACGAAAGGATTCGCGGGCGGGTGTGGTGAAGCCGGGGGAGATTGTACACATGCGGATCAACAATGTTTCTTACACGCCGGTGGGCCCATTGGCGTCGCAGTACTACGGTTACCTGTTTACTTTCCGGTTTATATGTCCTTTCTCTTTTTAGTGTATAGGGGGATTTTTGGGCTATGGCGATAACCCTTACACGTGAGCCCGGGGCGGCGGTTTTCAGCCGTAATCCGGTTGTTTTCGGCTTCCATACGGATAGGCGCTATGCGAACGAGGGTAGGCCGTTTGTAGGGCATTTGGTGTTTTCCAGTCCGCGAACGGATGGTGTGGTGATGAGGTTGGAGTATGGGGGGACAACGCTTTTTTTTGTTTTTGTGGATGTCATTGATGGCAGCGGCTTGCGGTTACCTGCATGGGATGGCGTTGAGACGATGGCGGAATGGCGTGATAAAGTGTTGGCGGCGTTGAGCCGCAATTATTACTTGAACCGGGATTTTGAGCTTACGGCCGTTTCTGATAATACAATAGCGCTTAGTGCGCGGGTAAATAGTGATGCGTATGATGTGACGCTGTTAGATGGCGTAGGAATAACAATGGGTTGGCAGCAGAGCGGCGTGCCTGCCTTGTTTACGGCCAACTTGAAGGTGCTGGCGGAGCTGTATGTGATGGGCTTGGACGGCGGGTATGAGCTGTTTGTGCAGGCGGTATTGGAGCCGGACGATAACGGGCACGTGGTGTGGGATGTTTCGGAAGCGCTAACAACGGCACTGCTGGCGGATGGACATGATCGGCCTAACCTTTCTTTGCCGGTGTTTGAGACCAGCGGCCGCACCGTCCGTCGCTTTTTTGTGCGGTACGCCGAGATGCTGGGGCAACCGCAACGGGTGGGCATAATAACGGACACGGCTGTGAAGTGGGGTGTATATGGCGGCTTCAGCAAGGGGATGCTGGCAGAGCGCTCTTTTCCGGGTTGGTTTGTATCTGCCGGAAAATTGAAGTGGATGGACCAAAGCGGCGGCTACCGCGTGGTGAAACCCGACCAGCCCGACTACTTGTATGCGGTGAATTTTTCGGGCGGGCAGCTTGTGGATTTGGACGTGCGGGTGAAGGTGCTTTTTTCTGACAATACGGACGTGACCTATACGGCCGATACGTTTGCCGCGGTACCGGAATTTATGCGGGTGATGATACCCGCGGGCATGAAGCAGCTGGGGGTGCACTTGCAGGATGCTGAAAAGGTGCCCGCGACTTATGAGGTGTGGCTGGAAGACGCTGGGGGTGTGCGCACGGAGGTGATGCGGTTTACCATCAACTACCGGTATGAGCCCTACACACGATTCTTTGTGTATGAAAACAGTTTCGGGGGGTATGAAGGGGTGTATGTATATGGCCGAAAAAGCAAGGGCTATGAGGTGGTGCAGCAGCGGGCTACGCTGACGCGGATGGCTGATTTTGTGTTGACAGATGGCGATAGCATTGATTTTGATGTGCGGCTGACGGATAGTGAAGAGGTGAACACGGGCTACATGACCAGGCGGCAGCTGCGGGGCTTCAGGGATTTCTTTTTGAGTACGGAAAAGTTTGCGTACAAAAATGGACGCTTCTACCCTATTACGCTGGTGAGCAAAAACATCAATGAGTTTCAAGATGGCAACAACCTGTTTGCCCTGGCTTTTGAGGTGGGTAGCCGGTACAGTGAAGAGCTTTTTACGGCGGATGAGGAAACCGATGAGTATGCTTACACGCCTGATCTGAGCGGGTATATCCCTCCCCCACCCTCTGATCCGGAAAATTTTGATGATAGGTATTATCTGAAAACGGAAACCTACAATCGCGCGGAGATTGATGCTAAGGTAGCGGCGGTACAGAATGCGCTCGTTGCCTATGCGGCGGCGACGAACGCGGATTTGGCGGCTAAGCAGATTGCGATTAATGGTAAAGCGCCACTTAACCATACGCACGACCAGTACGTGACTGAAGGATTTGTGTATGAGCAGCTGGATACCACGTGGACTTTTCGAGGCGACTGGGTACTGCCGGAACCTGATGAAGAAGATAGCGAGGTATACAGCGCGGGAATTTTCGTGGTGCATAATGGTGTGCTTTGGAAAAGTACGGCGGAGGATAACGTAAGTGAGCCGGGCGAGGCTGGTGCAGATTGGGAGCGTGTGCTGGATGGAGCGGTGTACAGGCGGGATGATACCTTGGGGTATGGGGCCGTATTCACCGAATTGTCAGCAGCTTTTGCTAATGCCCGGATAGGTGATGTACTGTATAGTGAGAGCAGCTATCAGCGCTGGGAGAAAGTGGCGGCGGATGAATGGATGCAAAGTGGTTTTGATAAAATAGTAAGATGAGAGAAATGAGACGGTTATTAACGTTGTTTTTTGTCGTTTGTGCGCTTACCAGTGCAGCGCAGACACAGCCTAATCTGCCGAGTGGGGCGCTGCCATACGGTAATCAACTTTTCAAAGATTTGCAGGGCAACATATGGACGGGCCGCGGGCCATACATAAACTTGGGCAGCTGGCATAATGTGGATTCGTTGCTGGCGTTGAAAGCCGATGCAGCCGCCCTTGCTGATTTTTACACACAGTCGCAGATTAATGCTTTTTTGGCGTTGAAAGCGGATGCTAGTGCACTAGATGACTTTTATACGAAGGCTGCGGCTGATGTGTTATTGGCCGGAAAGGTCGATAAGACGGCAACGATCACTAACTCGGGCGGGCTGGACGTAGGCGGATCGCTGGCCAGCGGCAGTGTGAGCATTGGGCTTAACGACACATATCTAAATAACCGCTTCCTGCGCAAGGATGTTGACGATGAAACGGACAACACCCTAACGGTCGCCGATCTGATAGCCGAGGCGGCGGAAGTGACGGAACTTCAACTACCATCGTTGGCTACAATGGCCAGCGCTACGGATTTCCTAGTGGTTGACGGCAGCGGGAACGTGGGCAAGAAACAACTGGATGAAGTGAGCATCGACATTGCAAATGCTGGCGGCACCACGCAGTTCCCGATAGGGAACAATGAAAAGATTCGCTTTGCTGCGACCGGCGACGCTTCGGTAAGCTTCAACCCGGCCACGAATACGATTACCTACAACAGCGTACCCGGCAGCGGGACGGGCGGCGTTGTGACATCCGTGTTTGGCCGTGATGGCGGTGTAACGGCCGAGGTAGGCGACTACTCCACCACGCAGGTAACAGAAGGCACCAATCAATACTTCACGCAGCCCCGGGTGCGGGCCACGCCTATAACCGGCTATGCGGCCACCAACAGTGTGATGGTAAGCACCGATAACATTGTGCAGGCACTGGGCAAGGCGCAGGGACAGATCAACGCGCGGGCGCTTGCATCGCGCACGCTGACGGTGAGCGGCACAGCGGGACGCATAGTGGCTAGCGGCGGGGCGCAGGACATCACGCAAAACAGGGAGTGGACGCTTGATTTAGCACCTAGCGGAATTACGCCCGGAGCATATACCAAACCCACCTTTGATGCCTATGGCCGCGCGACTGGGGGAGCTTCGTTAGCAGCTGGTGACATCCCGACTTTGCCAATAAGCAAGGTTACTGGGTTGCAATCGGCGTTGGACGGAAAAGAAAGTTCATCCAATAAAGCCACTTCTTTCGGCACGCTGAATAATACATTGTTCCCGACCACCCAAGCAGTCGCTACCTATGTCGGCTCGCAAATACCCTCGGCTCAGACTCTATATTTAGGTTCGTCGAGCGGCCAAATATCTATCAGCAATGGTAACAGCGTATCGCTATCGTCATTGGGCAGAGCGACTGTGATCGATGATATAGTTGAAGGCTGGCCAGCTACTGTAGGTGCAGGGTTGTGGCCATTTTCTAACACAACAGGGTCTACGGGGTACCCACTCGAAGTAGGAACTGGCATATTATTTAATCGCTTAGGCACAGCGGACTTTCGGCAGTCTTGGATGCTTTGGAAGAGCGGAACATTAAGCGACCACACATTACGTGTAAATTTTGGCACAGGGATTAATACATGGTCGGGTTGGATAACATTGGCCGATAGAGACTGGGTAAGCTCACAGATACCTACCATACCCACTGATTATGTGAATACTACAGGCAATCAATCAGCAATAGCAGGAGTTAAACAATGGGTATCAAATCACAGATGGCAACCGACAAGTGACTTATCTATAGTTACTGGTGGTGTCGTTGACATAGGGTTCTCGAATGGAAATGGCGCATTCATTAGAGGCGGGCAAAGAACTTCGGCCACTCAATCATTCCTTATAAGAGGTTACCAAAATAATGGCGTTCAACTAGAACTTAATGAAGGCGGTGTAAACGTACCTGAAAGCGGTACAGCAGGATATTTGATTGGAGGTTCAACAATAGTGGCCGCTGCTTCGGGTTCTACTGTGCTATCATCACCATCTAACAACGGAGTAGTCTACATATACCCGAATGGCAGAACTAACGCCGTTAACAGGTCTATCTTTTCATCCACCAACACTACCATAGGCACCTTGACTGGTCCGGGAATTCAATTGGTCACTGCCGATGCAGGTGGGGTATTAGGCCGTACAGCTATGCCATCTATAGGTAATGGTACTTTATCGCTAAACACAGGAACCGGTCTTACGGGGACAGCATCATTTACAGCTAATCAAACTGGTAACACCTCATTCACTGTAGCAACTGCTAGTGGGTATCTAATTCCTACGACTGGAGATATCGGCACTTGGAATACAGCTTACAGTAGGTCATTGACAGATGTATCTTTTAATGCAGCCAACGGAAACCTTGTATTACTACGGCAAACTGGCGGCAACTGGACAACTAGCCTAGATGGTAGATACTACATTGATGGCGAACAAGGTATACCCGCGAGAGGAAGTTTATATCAGGCCACTGCGACTACAGGTGGCAATCAACCTAATTTAGACTTTAACGATTTTGTTTCGCCGGGTTTTTACAAGAATCTAACCGGGCAAGGGTGGGCTAATAAACCAACTACTGGTACCTATTGGCACTTACAGAATTTACAGTATATAGGAGATAACACTACACAAGTAGTATGGCCTTATAGAGCGAACACAGAAGATATATGGCTGCGTTCGCGCTCAACTGGTACATGGTCCGACTGGTACATGGTCTTTACGACCAGGAATTTCAATCCAGCGAATTACCAAACAACCATCACAGGAGCGGCTTCCACTATTGCCAGCAGTGATCTTACCGCTGGTAGAGCTTTAGGTAGCAATGCATCGGGCAAGGTTGTGGTGAGCGCCACCACCACCACAGAACTAGCCTACCTGAGCGGAGCCACATCGAACATTCAGACACAGTTAAACAGTAAAGAAGCCGCTTTCAGCAAGAACACAGCCTTTAACAAGAATTTCGGTACAGCTGCTGGCACAGTTGCGCAGGGTAATGATTCAAGGATTGTGAACGCAGTACCGAATACCCGGCAAATAAATGGCAAGGCATTATCAGCGAACGTAACGCTAACGGCTGCGGATGTGTCAGCGGTACCGATTTCAGGCAACGCTACGATAACCGGCACAAAGACCTTCACTAGCCCGGTGAAAGGCGTTAATGCGACTGCAAATGATGAGTTTGTGACGATGGCGCAGATGAACACTGCCGTGCAGGATAATATCATAAGAGTTGACAGTTTGGCTATGGCAATAACCGATTCGTCCCTGCCGGCTAATTCGCTTTTAAGCCAAAATTACGCCGTGAGTGGGGTAATTACCAGCGACGTGGTAGTGGTGAATCATGACGGGCCGACGCAATTGATAGCCTCGGCAAAGGTGTTGACCAGCGGCACCATTACCATTACCATTCACAATCCGTACACCACCAACGTAACGGGGGTGCCGAATGTGAAGTTTTCGGTGAGAGTAATAAAATAAAAATCAGATAATCATGAAAACAATTTGGAAACGCCTGGCGAGCGAAACGCCGAAATTTTGGAATAAACTGGCTTTTTACGGCGGTATGTTGACCATTGTGAGTGCGGGCATCATTGGTGCGCCGGATGATATTGCTATCCCGCAGTTTCTTCGGGATGTGGCGAGCTACCTGGCTACGGCGGGTTTTGTGGCTACGCTACTGGCTAAGGCTACGACTACGGATACTGAGCTGAGTGAAAAATGATCTTCGGGCGGTACCGGTACAGGCTGAACCTGCGGGGCCTTGTTTTTTGGGGATATCTGGCTTTGCTGGTGGCTACGGCTTGGTGGCTTTTTGGTTAATGTGATATGGATGGGCTTTTTGCAATACGGTACGGGGATGTGACGCTGGACGTGGCGGAGGGGAGCCGTTTGACGGTGGAGTGGATGAGCGTGCTCTTTAATGAGGATAGCTTATTTGCTGGATCTTACTCCTACCCTATTTTGTTTCCGCTGACGCCGACGAACAAAGCGGTTTTTACGAATGCGCATGTTTTGGAAAACCGCGGTGCGCGCCGAAAGCTGCAGGTGCTGGTGCAGCTATATGGCCAGTCGTGGAAGCGGGGAATGCTGGCGTTTGATGTGACGGCGAATGGATATGAGGGGGATTTGCAGATTGATAGCGGGACGGTGGCGGAGTGGATGCGTGAGCGCTCGCTGGCCAGCGTGTTTACTATTTCCAATAACGGCAAGTTTGCGAAGCACATCCCAGTGAAGGTAAGCAGCACTGAACCTGAGCGAAAAGCGAAAATACTGGACAGCTGTGAGAATCCGGGGAAATATCCGTGGGTGTTTTTCCCGATGCGGAATGAACTCCGGACGGGTGATTTGGAAGCTTTACCGAGCGATGACCCGCCGGACAGTAAACGATATTGGTTTGTGAATGAGTGGGGCGGCGGTTTTTTTACGCCGCAGGTTAACCGCTTGTTTTGCCCGTTTTTTTACCTGACGTGGGTAATCGGAGAGGTATGCAAGTGGATGGGTTTTGAGGCCACCGGTTCGTTTTTGACTCATCCGGAGGTGCGAACTTGGGTGATTTATAACACGGGTATGATTGGGGGTGCTGAATTTAACAACGGATCGCTTGAATTGTACCCCGCCCGGCACCTACCGGGGATGAGCGTGGCGGCTTTTTTAAAAGCGCTGCGGAATGATTTGAAAGTGGCAATATACTTTGATAGCCACACGCGGAAAGCGCGCTTTGATTTGCCGGATGACGTATTGTCGCGCACGGATGCTGTGGATGTATCGGCAAGCATTGAGGCGGGGACGATGCGGATAAAGCGTAATGCGGTGGATGGCTACCGCCTGCGGACTATGGTGGATGATGGGGATGAGTGCTATACGCTGCATCCATACGTGCGCGATTATACTATTGGGCTGAGTGAAACGCCACGCGCGCAGGACTTGCAAACGGGGACTTTGTTTATGTATCGAGGCCCGATGTACTTGAATGCAACTGCCGAGCACCGGATGCCGTGGGCACGGCAAACGGCTAATATATATGACGAAGCTTACAGGGAGACGGAAGCGTATAATCAGCCGGACACGTATGGCCGGAATGATTTTAAGTTGCGCCTGATCGCTTACAAGGGAATGGTGCCCTGGGGAGCGCTGGGCAACAGCGGAATGATACCATACGCTACGTGTGATAACCTGAATGAGCTAGAGGAACCTGCATACGACTACTCGATGCAACCGGGGGGAGCGAGTGGGTGGCTGAGCAAGTTTTGCCTTACCTGGTATGAAATGCTATGCAGTACGGAGCCGCTTGATTTTATTGCAAGGCTGGACGTGGCGACGTTCATGCGTTTGTCGCCGCTTCGCAAAATGCTGCTGGCTGGTGATTCGCGCGCTGTCATACCTGCTCTTCCTGATCGGGTAACGTTTGAGCCTACAGATACGGGGCGCATAGTGGCATGCCGGGTGCTGGCTTATCCGCATTACAACCGGGGTGCGCTGGCGGAAGATATTGAAGTGGGCTTTTCTGAGGGGGAGGTGGTGGTGCCGGAAATAACGATATACGCGCGGCTGGCGCCGGAAAATGAGCGATACACGACCAATAAAAGCAAAGAGAAACGAAGGGTGGCGGACGTGGTGCTGTATTTCTACAGGGATAATGCCGGCACGATACCGTATAGCGTAACTGCGCTGCCTGTGCGGATACTGAGAAATTATAATAATTCGGGTACGGGTGTTAATGCGGATTTCACGCATGATGTTACCGCCGATGGTGAGCGGTATGTGGCATTGGTTGGGTGGGAGGTGTATCACTGGATTAAGCCAACGCTTTGGAACCTTTGGCAAAAATATGATGCTCGAACGACGTTTACGCTCGATGTGAGCCCGGACGGCAGTTATCAAAAACTATGATGGATCGTAAGTATGACGTGACGAAGCTGGTGCGCCGTGATACGGTGGATGGGTGGGCGCGGATTGCGATCGTGGAGTTTCAGAAATCGATCGAGAAAAAGCGTATCGGGGTGACCAGGCAGCTTTACAACTCTTTTAAAAAGCAGCTGGTGGCCGGTGGCGGCGATGTGAAGGGGGTGCTGCTGAAATTTTTGATGTATGGCCGTTTCCGCGATATGGGCGTGGGCCGGGGAATGAAGGCTTGGGAACGGGCGACAAACAAGGCGAACTTGATTGCAGCGAAGCGCTACGGGGCGGATGTCCCCTACTCGCGCCGGATGGCCAAGCGGTGGTACAGCAAAACGAAATGGGCGGAGACGCTACGGCTGGGGGAGCTGCTGGCGCGTGACCTGGGCGAGGAGATAACGGGCTGGATAGCACAGGAAACGGGCGGTGATGTAACGGTGCGGGTGTAGCGCTGGTGTCCTTTCCGGGGGCGGCTTTTGTACGTCTTTTTGTTGGATGGCGAAGACTCGGACGGACACAGAAAGTGTGCTGAAGCTGGTGATTAATGGCCAGCAGGCTAAGGCATCGGCAAAGGAAATTGAAGATAGCTGGCGGAAGGTACGCGCTGAGCTTAAAAATATGCGCGAAGAGGACAACCCTCGACTCTACGCGGAGAAAACCAAACAGGTTGAAAAACTTAAACAGGCGCTTGACGAATCTCGACGGGCGTTGAATGGCAACGCTACCGCTGCCAAAACTTTTAAATCTTCCATGCAGGATATCGCCAAGGGTGTTTTCGCTGGTAATATGTACCAGCGGGGATTTGACTTATTGGTGAAAGGTGTGACGGGCTTCATAACCAAAAACGCGGAGCTGAGCGACATTATGGGCGGGGTGATGAAAACAACTGGCCTGACGGGGGATGCGGTGGACCGGCTGAATGAGCGTTTTAAAAAATTCGATTCGCGCACGGCGAATACGCAGCTGATGAACTTAGCACAGGTGGCGGGTAAGCTGGGGATAACTGCGGAGCGTGATGTGGAGGGCTTTGTGCGGGCGGCGGACCGCATAGGCGTGGCACTGGGTGAGGACCTTGGCGGCGTGGAAGAAAGTATCAACAGCTTGGGAAAGCTGACGGATATTTTTAAGCTAAAGGATCGGTTTGGCATCGAGGAATCTTTGATGCGCGTGGGTAGTGCGATCAATACGCTGGGCGCGAGTGGTACGGCGGCTGAAAAGAACTTGGTGGACTTTGCGCAGCGGATGGCGGGTATTGCTCCAGCCGCGGGGATATCGCTACCGGCCGTGCTGGGGCTTGCGGCGACGGCGGATGAGCTGGGGCAAAGCATGGAAAGTAGTAGTACGGCTATTGGCCAGTTTATCCTCCAGCTGGGTAAGGATGTGCCGAAATATGCGAAGATAGCGGGGATGAGCGTTGCGGATTTTTCCAAGCTGCTGCGTGAGGATGCGATGGAGGCGTTTACGCGGGTGCTGGAGGGTTCTAAAACGGCTGGGGGCGGCGTGGCTGCGCTGGCGAAAAACATGGGGGTAATGGAGGTGAGCGGCGCGCGTGGTGTGGCGGCGCTGGGGGCGCTGGCGGAACGCACGGACTTGCTGCGGAGGCGGGTGCAGGAAGGCGCGGAGGCGTTTGATGAAAACACGTCTATCATGGCGGAGTTCAACAACATGAACACGACGCTCGCGGCGAACTTGGAAAAAATACAGAACCGGCTGGCGCAGCTATGGGAGCATAGTGGGCTGCGGCAGTGGTTTACGGATTTGACGGGGGCGCTGGTGGATAACCGTAGCGCAGTGGAGAAAGCTATCGGTGAGTATGAGAATGCTCGCAGTGAAATGCGGGCGATGGATAGGGATTTGGTGCCGCTGATTGATCGATATGAGGAGCTTACGGCTAAAGGGGAGCTCACGGAGGCGGAACACCAGGAATTGCATAAGATCATCGTTAAACTTTCTGAAGAATACCCGATTGCGATAAGCCAGGTGGATGCGTATGGGAACGCGCTGGCGATGAATACGGACATTTTGCGCGGCAACGTGGAAGAGCACCGGAATTACCTGCGCTTTATTAATGAAAAGGCGATTGCTGAGGCGAAGGATCACCAAGCGGAATTGAAGCGGCGCAAAGAGCGGATTGAGTCTGTTTTGAATGAAAGGAAGGTTACGGAGTTTCAGGGCTTATCTGCCTATGATCGTAGCGGTGGCCAGCTGGTGACGCGGGATATGACTAATGAGGAGTTGAAGGCGAAACGGGCGGAGCTGGAGGATGTGGTAAACGATATCCGAGCGCTGGACACGCAGATGGGCATGCTGGGTGAGGATACGCTGGGTGTGTTCAGGCAGATTGAAGGCAAGTATTCGCAGGGGGCGCTGGATAGCGTGGAAAAGATTACCAAGCGGATAGAGGAGCTGACGGAAGCGCGAAAAAATGCGGATGCGGGTAGCCAGGCTTATATGGAAGCGGAGGCGGGCATTGCTCAGCTTACCGCAAGGTTGGACGCAATGAACGGTGGCGATGCGCCAGGCGGTACTGGTGGTGGCGGGAAAACCAAAGAGCAGGAGAAGGCTGAAAAGGATGCTGAGCGAAAACGGGAAAAGGCGAAAAAAGACTACGAAAAATTGCTGAACGATTTTGGGGCGCTGGACGCTGCGCGGTTGCTGGATCTGATGGGAAAAAGTAAGCGCGAGGTAGAGGAGAGTAATGCGAAGTACCAAAAGCTGATTGACCAGCACAGGGATTTTCTGAAGCAGGAGGGTGTTACTGATGAGCAGCGAGCTGAGATAGAAAAAAAGATCGGTGAGCTGGAGGTGAACCAAAAGACTGCGAGCGATGCGATTAAAGTACGGCAGGAAAAAGAGTACTTGGCTAAAATCGAATCGCTGCGGGTGGGGCTGGCGAATAAGCATGCTAGTGAGCTGGATAAAGAGAAAGCTCGGATAAATGCTTTTTACGATAAGCTGGTAGACGAAAACCGTGAGAATGCGGAGGTGGTGGAGGATTTGAATAAGGCGCGGGCACGGGATATCACGGATGCGGAGATACGCGAGGCGGAGCGGTTGAAGCGCGAAAAGGAACGGCTGGAGGCGGAGTATCTGCGGGGTGGCATGAGTGGCTATGAAAAGCGGCTGGCAGATATTAACGCGAAGTATGATGCGGAGGTGGAGGCGCTTCGCAAAAAGTATAACCAGGAGTTGCAACTAAGCCAGGAGTTTCAGGATGCACTGGCGGCGATTGATCAGGGACGGCGCGACGCGGTGAAGGCGCTGGATGAGGAGGAACTGGAAAAGAAGATTGAACTGGCGGTACGGGGCGCGGAAATCATTAGCGATGCTGTTTTTCAGATTTCCGGAAACAACCGAAAGGCCGAAAGTGATGCCAAGCTGGAGCAGTTGCGAAAAGAGCGCGAGGCGGAGCTTAGTAATAAAAGCCTAACCGAAACTCAGAAAAAAGCTATCAACGATAAGTATGATAAGCTGGAAAAGGCGGAAAAAAGAAGGGCCTGGCAGGCACAGAAAAAAGCGGACATTGCCCAGGCTATTATTGCTACTGCGCTGGGGGTGGCTAAGTCGATACCGAACTGGATACAGATGGGTATCGCGGCGGCGGCGGGCGCGGCGCAGGTGGCTATTATATCGGCGCAGAAGCCGCCAACATTTGGCAAGGGTGGTATGGTGCCGGATGGTAGCAGCCACGCGCAAGGGGGCATTGATCTGTGGGATAGGCGACGGAGGCGTATTATCGGAAATATTGAGGGTGGTGAGCCGATACTGAGCAGGGAAACTTATCGTAATAATCGCGAGATTGTAGATGAGCTGCTGTATAGCAGCATGCGCCGTGATGGCGCGGCGATAAGGTTGAACCCTGATTTGATTGATGCGGACAGGGCGGTGCGCAATGGCGGATCGGTAGCCGCGCGGGTGGAGGCACCGGTGGTGAATGTGGCCGCTCCAAACGTGGATTTGCGTGGGTTGGAGAATGTAGTTGGCCAGCTGGTGGATGTTGTGCAGGATGCGGAGGGTAGGCCGGTGGTGATTTCTTACCGGGCGTTGCAGGATGCGAATGAGCGGGTGGGACGGATTACGAATGGCGTGGATGCCTAGTGTCCCTTGGATTACTTTCCCTTTTGCTTACATTTGAAATATGGGACTACTTAAAAAAGCTAAACGTAACGCGGCGCCAGCGGTAAACCAACTGGCGGAAAAGGTAAAGCAGGTGAATGATTTGGAGGCACTGGGGGCGCTTACGCTTAATCCTGACGAGCCGAGCGCGGTGATGTACCGCGAGTTGTGGAATGGCCGGGATAACAAGTATAAAGAGAATTTTACGGCCAATGTTTTCCGTGTGTGGGCGTTAACGCACTTGAAGCGGGTACAGGAACTGGGCGGGGTTTCAAAAATCATCTTTTCTATTTTTGACAAAGAAACGAACGAACCGCTGGGCACGTATAGTGATGCGCGGGGCTTCCGTGGACAATGATGGTGGAAAATTTCGTTTAGCCGCCTTGTACTTTCCCTTTCGTTTTTAGTGAGTTGTGGGAATTGTGTCCATCTTGTCCGCCTAAATCGCGTCAAACTTACTCATGATGTTACTTTTTGTTCGACTGGTCATTTTGAGATAAATCTCCGTGTACTTGATGGATGAATGCCCCAGTATTTCCTGCAGGTCTTTTATGTTGCCTCCCAATTCGAGGTAAGCGGTTGCAAATGAATCGCGGCCGGAATGGAATTTCAGATATTTATCGATGCCTGCCCGCTCAGCTATGCGGCGGAGCGTTTTGCAAAGCAGGCCGGACTCGACGAACGGAAATAGCCGCGCGCGCTTTTTGCCGATAAGCGCGGTGGCTGTTTTGGACATCGTGAACTCAACTACTTTACCGTACCGCCGCGTTTTGAACATATGGAGGCGCAGCACGTTGCCATTGCGGATGTGAAACCGTGGGTCTAGCTGCTCGATATCGGACTTGCGCAGACCGGTGTAGCAGCAAATGAGGTAGCGTCGTAGGATGTCGGCCTCGAATTCGGTTAGATCGCCTTCGTCGTAATAATTTTTCAGCTGCTTGATTTCGTCAATTTCCAGCGCATCGCGTACGCCATCGTGGAACGCAGGCATTTTGTAGCTGCTCATGGGGTCGTGGATGATGACGCCATCATCCGCAGCGATACCGAAATATTTGTGCAGCACGCGCATATGGGCGCATGTAGTGTTGTGGGATAACCGTTCGCGTATCCACGCCTCGATGTTTAGCATATCAATGGGTTGAACGGTGTTGAACTGCCAGCGGGTGCCTTTTTCTTTAAAATACTTTTCGGTGCGCCGGAACATGGTTTCGTGCCGTTTGATGGTTTCACCGTCAAGCACTTTCTCGGCCCCTAACAGCGAAGCGATAACGCGAAAGTACCCTATCACATCTTCGCGCGAGTTGAAGAGCTTCAGCGCACGCTTAAAATCATCGTGCGAGGCACTATGCTCGGCAACGTAGTAGCGCAGGATTAGCCTATTCCACTTTGCCAGCTCGTTTTGCAGCACTAGGTTATGCTGGTAGCATAGGGTATCATCCTTTTGCCTAGGCAGCAGCTTTTCGCCTTCTTTATCGAACAAATGTTTTGGCCAGGTGATACCCAGCGGATAGCGCTTGGACTCACCATCGATGATCAATTGAACGAATACGGTGCCGTTTTTTGCGTTGGCCCGGGCACGCATGCGAATCTTGACGGAAATCTTCTGTTGGTAAAATGACATAATCTGTGTCCAATAAAGGGCCAT